GAACAGGGGACGGTCGGTGGTGTCAGTCTCGCCGAGCAGGACCGCGCGTCCCGCAGGGGAGATCACGAAGCCGTTCAGGTCGCCGTTGTGGGCGGCGATGTCCTTGTCAGCAGCAACAAGTCCGCCCCACGCCTTCTTGGTGCCGGAGAGGCTCTGCGCCTGCACGGCGGCGAAGGTGTCGAAGTTGGATCCCGGCGCGGTGCCGAAGAAGCAGGTCGCGTCGAACTTCTGGGCGAGCGCCAGGGGAAGGCGGCTCGCAAGGGTGTTGTAGAGCTGCGCGGCGTCACGCTTGAACTCGTTGGAGAACGGCACGACGACGGCCAGCTTGTAGGCCTGCATGACCTTCTTGTCGAGGCCCGGGTTCTTCACGGGCTTGACGCCGGTCTCGGAGACCCACTCGGCCTCGGGATCGGAAGTGATCACCGGGATCGTCAGGCCCCAGCCGGGAAGGGCGATCCTTCTGGCCAGCCGCATGATCGCGGACTGCTCCTGCGTCTTCTGCAGGATCTCATTGGACACCTGCGTAGGCAGGTCAATATGTGTTCTGTTGGTAGCAATTCCAGTTGCCATCTCATACCTCCTTAGGTAGTCTGTCTGTTGAACCACTCAGCGAACTGCTCGCCGGTGGTCTTCTTGCCTGTTGCTTTTACTTCGCCGCCATCTCTGACGTTCGGATAACCAGAGGGGTTCGCAAAAGCCAGGATCGCGTCCGCCTGCTCCTTGCAGGCTTCCTCCGTGTCCCCGGTCAGCAGGTTTGCGGGCACTCCCTTCTCCTCTGCCACCTTCGCGCGGATCGTCCTGACTGACGCCTCATGCTTCATCCCGTCGAGTTCCTTCTGCAGGGCCGTGACCTTGTCCGTGGCCTTCTGGAGCTCGGTCTTAGATGCCTCCTGCAGTTCGTCGTACTTGCCTGCCTTCTCCTTGAGCTGGTCGTAGTCTGCCATGCCGGCATACTTGGCCCGCTCCCTCTGGAGCCGGTCTTCGACGATCTTGTTCACGTCCTCCTGGGTGAAGGTCTTCTCTGTGTGTTCCTCTGTCTGCACCTGATTCACAGTTTCCATCGTTATCCTCCTATGAGTGTTTGTATGCCGCGTTTAAGGCACGCGTTGCCAATAAAAAAGAGAGCCGAAGCTCTCTGTTTTTAATCCAATGAACCCCCCCCGGAGGGGACAGTCTTAGTGTTTGTATTTTCATTTATGCGTTTCACGATACTCACAATGTTCCATTGCTTCTCTTATATGATCTGCTGTTAAACCTTCAGGATGTGCTTCACAAGCCGCCGTAATGCCAATTCGAAATTCACACCCATTGCAAGGTATAACTTGTGCGGCACCAACACTTGTCTGTTGCTGACGAACAAGCATCCTATCTCTCGGAGACAATTTTGAAAATGCGGAAGGGCGTTCTGCCTCGGGCAGTGCCCAGAACTCTTTAAATGTCATCTTTATACCTCCTCAAGATAAATCGTAGTTCCTTCTCTCTTCGTAACAATAAACATTGAGCCTCGCTTAAAGAGTACCTCACGTTCATCTGGATTTAATTCAGAGATATCCTTACCATGTTTTGATTGAATTATCATCTGGTACTCAAAGCTATCATCGTATCCATATTCTTTTGAAGATGATATAAAGGCGTTTTCTAAAACGACCGCACCAGGTTGATAACGCTGACTAAATGCTTCCTCATCAATCATTCGATCTATGCTGATCGATCTGTATACAACACCAGTATAATCTGGCAATTTGAACAGAGCAATATCTATATTTCTCGCCCATTTCCTTTCTTCTTCAGTTAGCTCATTTCCCGGTTTATCCCAATTTCTAAGCTTTTCATTAAGCATATAAGAATCAAAGCCAATGTATTTTTGCAATGCGCGAATTTCTTCGTCTGAAAGACTATCGCGTACGCCGCTCATTGTCGCGCCTGCTGCCCTCGCTCTTTCAATGATTCCTTGTATTTCTGATTGATTATAATCTAGCCGTGATTCAGTATGTTTTGTCGGGGCGGACACTGTACCCTTTAGCTTCTTCCACAGTGTGCCGCTCTGCGCGGGATCAGATGACAAATGCTTAATCTTCCCTACATGATATGCTTCCCTTTTCTGCGCATTAATCAGATCTTTGTTCTGCTCATAATGCATCCTGCGCATGGAGTTGATGCGCTCGCTCGGAGTGCTGCCCTCTGCCCCGTAGTACATATCCAGGTATTTCTGAGGATCGTACCCGGCCACACCGCTCTTCCCATCCTGCCTCGTCATGTAGCCACAGTTACAGTTGGCATGGATGTGCTCAGCATGGCCGTTCTTCAGAGCCTTCTCGCTGATCTTCTGCCAGCCGCGGGAAGCGAGCGCGATGCAGAAGGGGCAGGTGTCTCCAAACGGCACCCACGCGAACTCTGCGCCGTCCCTAAGGGCGTTGTGCAGGGTCGTGTCGGCTCCTGTGCGCTTCACCAGCCGGCTTACTCCGCTCGCATAGCTCTCGGGATTCAGGGACTGCTTCCGAATGCCGTACATGGTCTTCGCCACCTCGCCATAACCTGCGGGCTCGGCGGGTACGGCAGGGGGAAGTGTGGCTCCCTGAGCCTCAGCTGTCGCGTCGTACATCTCAGCCGACAAGGCTGCTGAGGCTTCGCCGTACTTCTGCACGAGTGCGTATGCGTAGTCGGCCATAGCCTGTATGTCGCCGGTGCCGTTCTTCTCGACCCACTCCCGCATCAGGTCTCCGGCGCGGGTGTCGATCGCCGCGAGCTGATCCATGTATTTTCTCGCGTCCCTCGCGGATATGTCCACTGCTTACTCCTGTGTTTCCGGGGTCAGCCCCTCGTCTGTGAGGAGCTGGAGCCCTCTTGCTCTCCGCTCCTGTGCCTTCACTCTCCTGATGTCCGCCTGGTCGAAGCCGATCATCTCCATGAACACGTCTGTCTGCGCGAATTCGGGACGCACAGAGGCGATCTTGATGGCCGCGTCCGCCGTGACGGCCACGGAAGGCATCGCGGGGTTCCTGAAGTGTGCCACTACGCCTCTCTGCCCGTCCTCCAGCTGCTCGATGGTCGTGTTGGACGCGATCGCCTGCGCCATCAGGGCGATGACCCTGAGGGAATCCCCATTCCCGAGGTTCAGGTCCTGTGCAAGGCCGACCAGCGTCTTCGTCTGGGCCTCGATGGCGTCCGAACTGGAAGGGTTGGCGTCGTTCACCACGCCTGTGTCGGTCACCGGCAGGCCCGTATCCGCGGAGAACTGCGTTGCAAGCAGGCGCATCATCTCGATGTGCGGGGAGATGCTGCCCTGCTGGAGCTGTCCGAAGGATGGCTTCTCTCCTGTCTCCGGGTTCGTCGTGCCCATGAGGATGCTGCCGACGTACTGCCTGAACTTCTGGTCGATCATCAGGTCGTACTGCTGGTCCGTGATCCCCAGGAGGTACTTCTGCGGCGTCGTGGAGAATTCCAGGCCGATCGTGGCGTTGGCCACCGTCCTCACATAGCTCTGGATCTTACTCCGGACCGGTCCCTTCAGGCGGGACTGGCCAAAGGGTTTGTCGCTCGTGGCGTTCCAGATTAGCGGCTCCATGAGTGGACGCTTCATCCTGTGCGGATGCCTTGCCGCGGACCACTCGCTCCCGTCCCTGCGGATCACCCAGATGGCATCATCCAGATACAGGTTGATCAGCGACGGGACCCACGTGCCCTTCTGGGACTCGTCAGGCGTAGAGTCTATGATCGCAAAGCCGGCCCCGATCCGCCCCTGCTCGCCGTCCCAGATTGCCGCGGCACTCTGGGGAGAATGGAAGCGGATCTTACATCCGAGCACCGGGTCCGAGGACAGCGTCGCGAATGTGCAGCCGAACTTCAGCTCGTCCCGGCAGGCTTTTGCGTATTCCGCGATCAGCCGGTTGCCGGTCACGATCTGGGCCAGCTCCTCCACCTCTGCCCCGTTGGAGTCCACAAAGCCGTCGAACATGGACCTCGCCGCAAGGACGTCAACAGCCTTCGCGCCCCAGCTGCAACCGATTTCGAGGCCCCTGATGCCTTCCGGCAGTGCGAGTCCCAGATTTACTTCGGAGAGCGGGATATGCCCCTCGTAATATCTGTTCTTGTCCCTGTTCTTCGATTCATGCCAGGCGTAAACATCCAACAGCTCCGCCAGGATACCCGCCTCTCTTTCTCCGAGGCCTTCCACTGTTCTTGGATCGATAGAAAAAACCATGTCTCTCACCCTATGCGCATCTTCCTGTTGGGATCGCGCTTCGATACCTTCGCCCCGTACAACGCCAGAGCCGCTGCCTCGATGGGCCCGGAGTTCTCACCTCCGAAGCCCCAGCCGCCGATGATCGGTCTCCTGACGCTCGTCACGGCGCTGTCCCTGAGTGCCTCCTGCTCCTTGTACCAGGTCACCGTCTTCTCGTTCAGGGCGTCCGTGAGCATCCCCACTGCGGCGATCACTTCTTTCGCCGTCGGGCGGATCACCGAGCCCTTATATCTCCACGTGCGGCTGATCTGCTCCACCAGCACATCCACGCCGTTCCTGCCGTCGACCACGACACAGGAGGCGTCGTAATACCTTTCGTTCAGCCAGTCACTCAGCCACCGAAGCCCCGCTCCCGTCGGCTGCTGCTCGATCAGGGAGATCCTCGCAGGCCCTTCCTTCGGAATGACTGCTCCGCAGAGCGAAACCTCGGACCCGTCTGCGGTGAACTTCACGCCGAATGCGGTCTTGCCTTCCGGCTTCAGCTCCTCTGACGCGCAGGCATCCCAGACCTCCATCGGGATTGCCAGGTCCCCATGTTCCGTGTTCACCGGCGTCCACCATCCGAGCCGCTCTCTTGCGAACGTGTCCGGATCCATCTGTTCAGCCTCGCCCTCGATCGTAGAGAGGAGGATCCTCCTGCCGAGAGCCGGATTTGTGTCAGCCCACCTCTGCTTATCCTTTGTGTCCCCGATCTCGTCGACACTGTACTCGAACCATGCTGTCTTTTTGGACTCTCCGTCGAGAGCCCTGTCCCGTATCTTTCTGAAGACCGTTCCAACTGCGGTCGGATCCGGCGGGGTTCCCACATAGATCGTCTGAGGGTTCTGGCTTGCGGAGAGCGCCGGCAGGAAGGAAGCCTGCTGGGCTTCGTCCATCTCCTGGGCCTCGTCGATGATCAGCAGATCCGCATGCTGGCCTCTGCCGCCATTCCTCGTGCGTGCCAGAAACTTGATCCTCGCACCGCTCCTGAGGATGATCTGCTCCCGCCCGAGAGCCGCCTTGATCTCCGACACGTACTTTTTCAGGTTCTTGTGCTCAAAGAAATCGCGCATCTCCTCGAAGGTCTCGGTGGCCGTCTTCTGGAGGTGCGCGGTGTAGATCACCTGTTCATTGAAAAGGAGCATGCCGGCAGCCGCTCTGCCCTGTACGAGCAGGGACTTGCCGTTCTGTCTGGGGACGCTGCCGCCGCAGGTCGGTGCCGCCCATCTTCCGGAAGGACTTCGACCGAACCAGTCGTCGAG